TTTATGGAAAGATCTGCTGTAACTGGTAAAGAAGAGTTTAGATTATTAGGATATAGTCGTGATCCTAGAGTTATAGTATCACAGTCTTTTCCTTTGGATTTACAGATTAATGGAATGATAGTAGAGGTGGCATTTTGAGTTTTACATTAGCATTAGCAATAGGATCAAGTCTTGTAACTGCTAGAGGCTATCAACAAGCGGCTAGAGCAGCAAAAATGGAAGGTGCTTTAACTGCTCGTAATATTCAGGAACAAGCTAAGATAAGAAAGTTACAAGCATTACAAGAACATAATTCTATTATGCAAAACTTAGAATCTTTTAAGAATACTAATGCTTCAATAAGTGGTGTCTTAGGTAGAGATATGGGATCTGATAGATCTTTGAAAGCAATTAGAAAAAGAGCAGATAAAGATAATATAGAAGCAATACAAAGAGCAAACTATCAATCTCTTGCTGAAGTATCTAAGTTGGCACAACAAAGAGAAATGACAAAACTAAAAGCAAGTAATTTAAGTAAAGCATATAGATTGAAAGCCTTTGGTACTTTAGTATCAGGTGCTTATTCAGCTAGTAAGGTTACATAATGGTAGAGTTTATAAGATCTAAAAGAACATCTTTTGTTAATAAACCAGTTGGTGTAGTTGCCGCAGATACTGGTGCAAGACAGTTAGGTTTGTCTGTAGCTGAGTTTGGTAACTCAATGCAAAAGATATTTTGGAGAGAAGCAGAAAAAGAAGCCATAGAAGGTGATGTCAAGAAAGCTAATACATTAGCAATAAGAGATAGTAATAATAATCTTAAATTTGAAAGACCAAAAGTAACAGCAGTAGGTCAAGCTAAGTTTGATGAAATATTAAGAAATAGATATGCAAATGACATTCTTATTAAATCAAAAGCAAAGTTTGGTGAGCTTCATGCAGAATACACAAGCGATAATAAATTTGATAAAGATGGCTTTGATACAGCGGCTAATGAATATATCAAAGGTCATATTGAATCGTTTAGAGAAAATAATATGGCAGATTTTATACCTGCATTTTTATCAAAGGTACAAAATCAAGCAGTCTTACATTCTAATAAAATCTTAAATGATAAGATAGGACAAGAAAATAGGATAGCAAATGAAAACCAAAAGATAATTATTGATGAAAATATAAAAGAGTTAAATGCTTTATATTACAATGCTAGTAGTATTTCAGTATCTGGAGTAGATGCAGAGGAAACTAGAATTGATTTACGAGAAGATATTAAAGAAGCTGAGAAAGAAATACTAGATCAAATAAATAGTTTAAAAGGTAGAGAGGGTGGATTAAATGCACCTGCTATATTAGAGCTAAAAAGAAAGATGAGGATTAACTCATCATTGGGTGTATTGCAATCTATCATAGATAAAAATCCACAAGATTCAAAAGCAATTAAGTTTTTAGAACTTGCATTTCAGGGTAAGACAATAACCCCTGAAGCTAAGGCTTATTTAAGTCTAACAGATAATCCGATAACAGAAGCAGATTTAATATCAGCATCTTTATTAAAAGATCAATTTAAATATACATATTCTGATTTTCAAACAATAAGTGGTATATTAAGTAACCAAGCAGGAGATGCTTCAAAAGCTAGTAGTGATGTTGAAAATATAGCTAAAGGTAAGTTTGCATCAGCTAAAATGAAATCAACTGGTTATCACACTAATAGTAAACCTAGTAGAGAAGAGTACCAATTAGGTTTGCAAAACGATCATGGTCCATTAGATATAAGATCTTTTATGATGTTGCCACAAGATAAATATGAAGCAGTTTTAGTAGATTTGAGAAAGTCAACTATATTGCCACAGAGTTTATTTGAAGCATTTAGTAACAAAAATGTTATGTCAATATTTGAAAATCTACCTACAGATGAAAAGAAAAGAGTGGCATTTAAGTTACTGAATACTTGGAATAATATATCTAAAAGACAAGATGTATCAGGCTTTGTATCAAGTAGATATCCAAGTGCATATAATAATATAGAAAAAAGATTTGCTATTATTAAAAAGATAACAGATGTAGGTGGTGAAGATTATTTATTACCTGCATTTGAAATAGCTAATATGTCACCAGAGAGTTCAGATCAAGCTGATAAATTGATGATGACATACAATTTACAGTTTGATTTAAATGCTACTAAACCATCTGATGTGCCTTTAGCTATACTTTCTAAAACAGAAATAGACGATCAATTCTATCAAGAGTTTGTGCCATTTACCAAAGCATTACTATTTGCAGGTAAGTTAAAAGACAGTAATGGAAAGGGTGTTGAGTTTTCAATAGATAATATTGTTGACGTATTAGATAATACTTACATAAATCTATTCGAAGAAGATGATGATGAAACTTTTCAGTTATTTGGTAATAGGTTAGGTGGCAGAACTAATGTGTCATATAAAAACTATTTTAAGAATCAGGGATCTCAACAGTTTTTTACGGATTATGTAAATAATAAATTAGAAACTAGAAGAACATATACACCTGAAGCTATGGAAACTGCATCAGAAATCGAGCTTATAGAGTATAGAGCAGGACCAAATGGTAATGCAAAATATCTACCGAGTTATCAAAATGCAGGGGGTACAGATATGATATGGACTTTGGTTGATGAAGATAAAGTACCAATTAAAGGGTTTGATGGTACAAATATTACTATTAATACTAAAGATGTAAATAAAGCATTGATTGCAAATCTCAAAGAACAAGAAAAAATAGCTTTAGCTAAAAACTATGATAGTGCAACTTTAACTAAATCTGACATAGATACTGTGCTTACAAATATAGATTTAAATAAAAATAACTTTTTTGCCTTGCAACAAATAAGAGAACAGTTTGGTGGCACTAATAAACAGATAGATGCAAAATTAGCATCAATGGGTGATGCAGGTATATCAGCTTTAGATAGACGTACTGAAGAAGATTTTGATCAGACTGTTAATCCACCACCTAAAGAAAATATATTTACTAAAGGTTTAAATTATTTAATAGATTTTTTTGAAACTAGAGATGTAAATATTAATATAGATGGTATACGAAGAGATTTTCCAGAGCTTGGTAGTAAAGGATCACAAAATCCTGCATGGCAATATGTATATAATCAGACTATTACAGATAGTAAAAATACTCCAGAAGTAAAGAAAGCATTGGAAGAAAACTTTAATGAAGAAATTGCAATAAATATTGTTGATGATGCTGTTGAAGTTATTGAATATCTTGGTGATGTTGAAGGTTACAAAGAGCATGGTTATAAAGATGGAGTAGGTAAACACGCAACTATATCAATCGGTGCAGGATTTAATATTAAGTTTTTAACAGATGAAGATCTAGCTATATTAAGTGATGATGGTCGAGCAAAGGTAAAAGAGTTACAAAGACTTTTAAAACAAGTGCCATCAGGAAGAATGTCACTTGATGATATTGAGGCTTATAGTAGAAAGCAAGGAATCACTATCACAGAAGAACAATCACAAAAAATATTTAGAAATAAAGTAACAAGATTGTATAAACAGTTTACTACTGAGTTTCCAAACTTTACAACATTGAGTGCAGAAAGACAAAGTGCATTGATAGATCATGCTTACCAAATGGGATATGGTGCAGGAGAGTTTACAAAATATTGGAAAGAAGTATCAAGAGGTTTAAAAACAAATGATCCTAAGAGAAGAGATTATCATTTTATGATGGCAGGGTCACATCTAATTTATAATTTTAATACTGAAGCACAAGAGGCTATGAGTAATCTTTTTGTAACTGGTGAAACATTATTAAATCAACAATTTCAACAATATGGTTTATTTGGCAATGATAGAATATATGATAGAGCAGAGATGTTAGGATTTATATCAGATAATAGACCTAGTTATATGGGTGAATCGAAGCTATTAGATAAACCAAGTATGATGGAAAGAACTTCAACTGCTTCTAAAAAAGTTGGGTCTTATATACAAAGAAAAACGAAAGATTTAATTAACTAAATGTCAGAATTATTATTTAGACCAATAGATTTTAAGAAATATGAAACAGATGGTGTTGTTGATTTTACACCTATTCATTTATCACTGCGAGATAATATAGGCACAGTAGATCCATCTTTTACAGAAAGTTTTTGGTCAGGTATTAAGTATCAATGGTTACCTATAACAAATAGAACAGCAGAATTATATCAGTTTAGTGATGTTGAACATGATGATACCTTTGATTTTAAAACAAGAGTTAAAGAAGATGGCACATTTATTTATGCTGAAGAACTATCAAGAGCAAAGAATAATGAGCATTATGATTATATTCTTAATAATATTAGAGCTATAGAGCAGAATAGATCTCAATATGAAAGAGCAGGTATAGGTGGCTCTTTAGTTGCAGGTGTTGTTGACCCTTTGAACATAGCATTTATGATACCAGTTTTTAATGTTGGTATTCGTGCCGCTTGGGGTGCAAAAAGTGCATTGGGTGTAGGATATGAAACAGCCAAGTTAGGTGGTATTTTTGGTGTAACAAGTGAGTTACTTCGTGCGCCTTTTGATCCATTTAGTACAGCACAAGAGGTGACAGCTAATATAGCAACTAATACAGCTTTTGCAGGTTTATTAGGTGGAGGTGCTAGAACTATAGCTAATGGTTTAACTGGCATAGGCTCAAGAATAAGACAAGCTAAAAATCCTAATACATCTTCTAATGTTATAGAAGAGATTAGAGAAGCAAGAAAGAATATGGTATCTGATGAAGGTTTGTCTAAAACACCTTTAACTAAATTTTCTTTAATAGGCAGGTTTATACCTGCTGAAAGAATACAAAGATTACTTTATAAAGATGGAAAGAATATTAAAGAAGCACCTGACTATGTCCGTGAAGCACATATGAAAATTGCACATAATGGTGTCACACCTTTGAAGAAAAATTATCTTGGTATGGGTGAGCAATCTATAGATATGTTACAGACTGAGTATGGTGCTTTAGGATTGCAGGTTGAACAATACTGGAGAAAGTTATGGAATAAAAATCTAACAAACTTAGATGGTACTGGTCAGCTTGGTGGTTTAGATTATCGTAGTACAAAAGTATCTATGGATAGATATATGGGCAAAGACCCACAAACATATGCCAGTAGTTCTACTGGTGAAATAAAGACACCTACATTTGATGAATTTGCAGAAGAGATAATAGAACTTTCTATTTTAAATGGTAATAAATCTTGGAACAAAAGATACTATCAAGATCTGCCTGAATTTAAAAAACTTGCTATACAACGACTAGAAGATTTTTTACGAGATATAGATCAGAGAGGACAAGATGCCAAGCTATTCCATGATAGGACAACTATAAAAGCTAATATT